ATATTAGTACCGTACACTCAGTATGTAGAGATTATTTCCTCAACCTCGACTTGAGGCTAGGCTACCGACCGTTCGGTAGCACGAACACACGTTCGTACTGTCACAAAGTCACTGTTTCCGCGCTATGAATTGCATACCTAACTCTGTGGGGGTTTTCCAGGCAGGCCCGGTCGCACGCAAGTTCATATGCTCGATGCATGAATAGCGGCTATTGCGAACTATGATGCCCTCTGCATCGCACGCATGACACTTGCGAGGGAGTCTGTACGCTCCGATGTTCTTCGGTACGTACTTAGCACGTGCTGCCATTTTTACCTCACTTTCACCCATCGTCCGCGATGGTATCGCTTGATCGCACCACACTTGCACTCTTTCACGAATGGATGATCTGTGTTCGGTACCTTGCGAGTTACGATCCACTCGTGTCTGTGCTTTTTGTCCATATTCTCATCCTATCTGACGTGTCAAGTCCGACGAGTGACGTTCCACCTATGTACGTGTTGCAGATAGCGCATAGGTGGTTGTCACGTGATGGAGGATCACATGCTTGTATGGTGCGATCAATCAGTTTGCAGCGATCTTCCTCGTCTTCACGCTCGCATCGCTTCGCGTATGCGGTCATCGCTGCATCACCTGCGCTTCCACGTTAGCGCGTGTGCGCTCCGCATCCTCTGCGAGTCCTGCAAGACCGAGACTCGTGTATTCGTCTCGCATCGCTCCGAGTGAAGTCAGGATACGTATGTAATCAGCGGCAGTCAGCGTAACCGCATACGTTCCCATTTTCACACGTTCGGAATTTTCCACGTTTCCTCCGTTTCTACGAAGTTACGTAAGGGGCACTAGACGCATTGCCCACGTGGGCGAGTTGATTGCGCGTGACGCGGCGATGATGATCGCAGTAAGCGGCGTGTGCCGCGTCGTCGCAATGCATAGCGTTTTACGTGCCCCTTGCGTAACCTCGTTCTGCCCTACAACTTCACCCTATGGGCACTGTCAAATAGTTGCTACTTGCAGGGACTATGCACACCTAGTTGATATGTGCTTTACTTCCGGCGGGAGCAACAATGCTCCCCACACAAAGGGAGGCAACATGGATCGGATCGTAGATACCGTGACGAGGGAGAGTGTGACCCTCGGAGACTTGGTTGTTGAACGCGCGATCATGAATCGCGACCGCGCTACTCGTGAAGTCGAATACGTGATGCGCCATGAAGGGTCGAACGAGGGACGCGGAACGGTCGAGCATGTCGCGTCGAGTATCAATGCGACCGAGGTACGCGTCACACCTCGCCTACGTGTGCGACGTAACGACGCCTGGCAGGACGGCTACCTAGAACTGTCGCGCGACATGGAGCGCAACCATGCAGTTCGGCGCGACATGCAAAGCGAGTGCATTTCGATCAGGGTGCCTATCTGGTACCTCGCCGCTGTGGGTGCTGAGAAGGCAGCTGACAGCCACCGGCACCTGGGGGTGTCCTTCTCTGCACCTGAGACTGAGCGCACGGCTAAGCAACGCTCACGGCCCACCATGAAAGCGTCAGAGGTGAGAGCGGCGAAGCTTCGCGCTATCGCGGGCACGATCCGGATGGCTGAGCAAGACTGACGCGCGGCGAAGTCTGGGGGGAGGGACTGTATCCCTCCCCCCTTTACTTTGCGTCTACCCTTACTATTTATCTCCATGATTGCATTCTCCAGTTGCCTATTTTGAATACAACAAAACGCCGTAGTTGCATGTAACAATTGATACTTGCCCTCGGCCCCCTTTATCATCTCACGAAAGGAGGCAACTATGTCGCTAGACCTATCACCAGAAGATTCTGATCGAGTCAAAGAGATCAGACTTGCACTTGAGCAAGAGATGCGTGAAACTCCTTCGGTTAAACAGACCGCTCTCAAAGAGGTCGAAGATCTGAAGGAAGATGCACTCATCGCACTTCGTCATACTCTTAAGCATTCGGATAACAACTCTCTGAAGGCAAAAGTCGGTATGTGGGTCATCGATACGTTGGTCGATGCACAGAAGACCGATCCTGAAAGTGAGCTTGTTACGTTTCTTAAGGGGATGGACGCTGCAAAGAGCGAAGCTCAAACCACACAGTAATGCGTCCGGTCTTACTTGACCATTCCATTGTAGGACAGTCTGCTACGAGCCTGACTATAAGGAAGGATCGTGAGTATGCAGCATGTCGCATCTGCGGGGATATCTTCCAGCCCTGGTTGAATCAAGTACCTGATCATGAATATGAACCCATTATCGCTCTTGCTGCGTCCATTGAAATCCTCGAATGGCGCAACAAGCATAATCGTAAGCACTCTGATAGAGAGCACAAGCTGTTCATGCAGTCAGGGCGTACATTGTCTCCCGAAGCATCTATTAGGCTTGCTCCGTTCGGGCTTGTGCCTATCGGAGATTCTGGCGATGAAGAAATTGCACAAGCCCTAGCTGAAGCACCACGTGCTCCCACAGACGACGTACAAACTACAAGGAAGGGGTACTAGTGCCATTTTACGAGATCATGTATGAGACAGGGCGTAGCTCTGTTGCGTTCTACGAGGATGATGCCGAAGCAGAATCAGCGGTAAAGGCACATCATGAACGCGCTGTGCAGGGTTTGTCGGGAGGCCCGGTCGGGGCACCGGCTGAGAGAATTGCGAAAGTACGTCAGTATGAGAAACATCCGAATGATTTGAATCCTGAGCAGACTATGGGAGCAGACGTTCTCAACAAGGAACTTTCTAGTCTCGTTAAAGCTATGTCAGACGAGAACGGTGTTGTTGACGTGGGACGCCTAGCTGTTGAAGTTAGAGCACTCAGTCATCCAATGGTTACCAGCAAGGAACATAGCTTCGATAGCAACTTCCTGATGAAGCCTACGAAGGAACTCAATCTCACCTTCTTGGAGGGCAACTAACATGGCAACTATTGTCTTCCAACCAATGAGTCAGCTTGTGACTGACTATGTGATGGGCGCATCGGGCACAGAAGTACCGCCTGCTGCGTGGACGATGGGACTTAGCACGACTGTAGTGGGATCGGGTTCTAACATGATGCGAAACAGCGTTTGGTCGGTTACCATCTCAGGGTCGAACGTCAATGAAATTGGTTCGGGTACTGCGAACGGTTATGCACGTCAGACCATCGCTAAGTCGATCAACACGGGTTCTATCGACTGGGGTACGTCTACCTTCGATAACACGTTCTCCACGGGAGGACAATCAACTGCCGCTGATCAGGTTACGTTTGGTGCGTTCTCAGGAGCACCATCCCCCAACGGTGCAAACTCGTGGGCATTGACCGCAGGTACGACTATCAACGCAGGCGATCTATGGTTCGCTGCTGATACTGCTGCAACGCGCACGTTTGCTAACGGCGACACAGAAAAGGTTACTGCCACGCTTAAAGCAGGTTAGCCCGTGGCTACCGCAGTTAAGGTTCTAGGACAGTCGAATCCATCGGCTGCAACTTCAACAACTCTATACGCTTGCCCCGGTAGTACACAGACGATCATCTCGTCTATCATCGTATGCAACCGTTCGGCTACACCGACTAGCTACCGCGTATCGATTGATGTAAACGGGGCAGGAGACTCAAACGAGGACTACATCGCCTACGATGTTCCGATAGGCGCAAATGAGTCTATCGCCATTGGACACGGAGTAACGATAGATGACACTGATCTGATCAGAGTATACGCAACTCTAGCTACTTTGACGTTCAGCGCGTTCGGTCAGGAAATTACTTAATGCGAGTTTTGCCGCAGCGCAGTGGTGGGCTATTTTCGCCTGAACGTATGATCCATAATTCTTCGCTGGAATTTACGTTTCATGCGGCGATGGTCGATCCTTCGCTGGTTTCTACTACTCATGTAGCTAATGTTGCCTATCTATTTCCTTTTAGGCTATCTGAAGCCTCAACTATCAGGAAGCTAGGATGGATGAACGGAACTTCTGTAGGTAACAACTGCGATGTTGGTGTATATACCAATACATTTGCTCGTATGATTTCAACAGGTTCCACGGCAGCAGCGGGAGCTAGTGTGTGGCAATGGGTAGATGTGACCGATACACCTATTGGGCCTGGGAAATACTACCTCGCTATTGCGCGAGATGTGTCAACGGCCAATCGAGGAATGCGATGGGGTAACAATGGGCCTATCGAACTAGCTCAACTATTCGGACTAGTAGATGCCGCTTCTAGTTTCCCATTGCCCGATCCTCTAGTGGGTGCGGCATTTACGACGATGGGGCAATACGTTTGTGGGATTAGATTGGGTAAGGCCGCATTTTGATTAAACGACAACTCCCCGATCCCTACTTCGATCCGCAGCTATGGTGGTCTGCACTAGCAACAGCGGCACTATCTTGGACTACAGGTACGCTGGTGGCTTCAGCGAATCGAGCTATGTATCTTCCGCAAATGTTCCCTGTTGACTGCGTTCTATACTCTCTCTCCTTTTATGCGGGTAACGGAACTGGCAACTATGATCTAGGGGTCTATAACGATAATTTCGTTCGCTTGGTGTCAACGGGTTCAACCGCGATGTCGGCTGCGGGTGTAAAAACTCTGAGTTTGCCAGATTTCAAAGTCGCTGCTGGTACACTGCTATTCGCAGCTTTGGCTCTTAGTAGCACAAGCGGTACGATTTTACGTGTCCCATACACGACTTCTGTTGCTAGTCAAACTGCTGGTTGTGGAACTGAAGATTCAGCGTTGCCTCTACCATCTACCGCAACTCCTGTACTAAGCGTGCAGAACGGACTTCCAATCGTTGTGTGGGGAGTTAGGTAATGTACTATCTTCCCTTTGGTTGGGCAGCTAATGATGATGCGTTCGATGAGATCGCTTTTCTGTATCTTGGAGAGCCGTTCTACGTTCTTGATGCTGGTGTAGCTGATGCTGCGACTGTACTAGTCGATCTCCAAGTCAGTGACACACAGGTCTTTGAGGGTACTGATGCGGCAACAGTTCTTGTCGATCTACAAGCTAGTGGCACTGACGAATATACAGTAGCTGTCGAGTATACCGATGCTGAAACTATCTATCTTGATATTCGTGTACGTGGTGTAGAAGAAGGTATCTTTTGGGATACCTTTGAGAATCTCGACGCTTGGGAGATCGATGACAACTCGGGTTTTGGCGCCCCCGCCTATATCACCAAGCGACATGCAACCGAGGGTCTGACGAGTCTACGGTATACGGTAGACAACGTATATGGCTCCCCCGCATACTATCAGTGGATCGACCTAGACAACGGCGATAACCCCGCGATCCAATATTGGCTTTCCTTCGCATTTAGGATTGAGGATTGGGAACGGGTGTGGCGCAACGGTGATGGATCTCCATTTTGGCTCCCTATAGACTTTGCTAGCGAAATAGATTTTGGTGGCACAGTAGGTGCGACGCCACTAATAAGAGCCGTTTCTGAAACTACCGGAGAAATTGGGTTCTTCGATGGGACTACTACTACTTGGACTGCGATAAATGCTGACCAGTGGTATAGAGTTCAAATCGGCTGGCAAAACGACGGAACTGATATCGTTTATGAGGTCTGGTTTGAGGGGGCATTGGAAATCGTCAGTGATCCTGTATGGCTAGGTAGCAACCAACCTCAGTGGATTCCCAAAGGCCTTTTGATGTGGTCGGATAACGGCAACGTATCCGGTACAGTCTACCTAGATGATGTGATCTATAGCCTCGATGTGCAGCCTAGGCAACCCTCGATTGTCGAGAGCGCACCTGGGACTACAGATAAGCAGTGGGTGAAAATGCGTGAGCGAGGGTTCGGAGGGTTCGGCAACACAGGAGTATGGATTGAACTCGACCCCGACTATCTCGATACGGTAACTGAAGCCTATCTCTACGCAGAAGTCTACATCCCTCAAGTTCTTCTTGATACTCTAAGTAACAATGAATTTACTAATAATTTCTTAGAGACAGATCAGTTTCAACTACGTATTGTAAAAAGATTAGGTGTCAACAAATGGTGGACTGATAGTAGCCACGAATTCGGTACGGTCGTAGGCGATCGGTGGTACCGTGTTGCTTGGCACGAAGTCGCAGGAGTAGGAACTTACGATATTTACATCGATGATGATCTGTACACTGGTGGCTATTTTGTCGCTCCTACGGGAATCAACTATATGGGGGCGTTTCCTCCTAGAGCTGACGAAGCCATAAACGATATGAGTTGGATCGGGGTAGACAATCTTGCATTTTCGCTCACTGGTTGGGTTCGCTCTGACAACTTTGACATGCATTGGGACTTTGAGGGACTAGATCCACTTTATGATGCAGTCGCCAATTATCCCACGCCTCCACGTTTTGCAGAATTCGGCGATGGAAACTACGTCCCATCACTTGAGGAAGGTGGCATTGGCCCTGGGCCTGGTTTACCTGATCCTCTTACGACCGAGACAGCGGAAGTCTTGCTTACTCTGTCCATCGAGAGTCTTGAGATTTTCTCAACTACGTTCGATGCTGCTCAGGTATACCTTCAATTCTACGTTCCCTTCTTCTCAGGGCAGGAAGCATATGGCTCCGCAGAGGAAGCAACCATTACGCTCGACTTGCAACCTGGCGGTGGAGAGTGTCACTCTACGTGGATAGCAACATTCTTAGGCGAAGGTGAAGCCTATCTTGAGTTTTATACCTCTGTGGAGACTTTGGAGTGGTCCGGCGATGAAGAACTTGAATGGTCATTTGGCGATGTAGTTACCGAAGGGATTAACTGTTAATGGCAATCGGATTTGTAGCCAAAGGATCAAAGGAGAATGTAAACGTCGAATTTATCGATCGTTCTGAGCTTGTCACTGATCTATCAACATCAGGGCCGACGTTCGATGTTATCGACTCAGGAGAAGTGTTCAAAGTAACAGCAGGATCAGCTACGGCTACTGGAATGATCGTAAAGCTCCTACTCGATACTACTGTCGGTGGAGTATGGGCAGAAGGAGAGTATCGTCTATTTGTCAAATTCACAGTAGGAGCACAGGTGATTCGCAAAGGCCCATATTACTTCCAAATTATTGAGTAGCGCAGCTACACCACATCGAGTAGAAAGGATCTAGTATGAAGTGGATTAATCCAGATACCGGAGAATTGGAGAAGCGTCCTCCGGGTCTTCTGTATTCTCATGTTGAAGACTACAACCCTTTTGATCCCGTGGTACAAGCTGCGGGTAGAGCACTTATGGAGAAAGAACGTAGTCGTCTGCCAGTACGTATCCAGCAGCTATTGGGCAAGACTGGAAAGTGGGACGGTGAGGCAATTAAAGCGTCGAGTGTTGGTTGGCGCGATCTGCTTACGCCGCGACGTGTTCTCGTAGCCGACGGAGCACAGGTACTTAACACTACGTCTGAAACGATCATGTGCCCGGACTTCACGTTTGCGGCGGATTATCTTGAAGCCGGAGACGTATTGAAGTACACGTTGTTCTACGATATCTCTACTGTTATTACTACTCCTGGCACAATTACCTTTAGATTGCGTTGGGGTGGAGTAGGTGGAGTTGCAGTAGCCGCATCGGGAGCGTTTGCACCTGATCCTACCGCTGCATCGACCACATTGACAGGAAAGATCGAGTGGACATTGGTGTGCCGCTCGACGGGAGCGACCGGGAGTGCATTTGCAATCGGAGAAATTGATGTACCCGATTTCGATGATGCATCCGTCGCTACACTCGTCGCTAACCTGGCTATGGGTATGGCACCTGCATCGGCACCGGCAGCCGTAGCAATCGACACTACGACTGCCAAATCACTATCACCGACTGTTCAGTTCTCGGTGGCAACTGCAACTACACAATTGACCAATCACATCGCGCTATTGGAGAGCTTGAACTAATCTGTGCCCCTCTATGGTCAACAACGCGAAAAGTCTATCGGAGGAAGTGTTGTTTCTGGACGCTTGACACAGAAAGAAGATGAAGTTCTACACTTTATTGCACTTGGCTTAAGAAACGAAGAAATTGCAGAAATCCTAACTCTATCAGAGGAAACAATAAAAAGTCGTGTTCGTCGTATTCTACAAGCGTTGGATGCTCTTAATCGAACACACGCGGTATCATTAGCATGGGAAAAAGGTATTGTTACAACCCAGTCTATAAGTCTTACGAGGCGCCTTTTCCTACGCTCTCGGAGAAAGAACGTAGGGCGATAACGATGCGTACAGGTTGTAGCATCGAGAAGAGTTACGAAGATTTCCTAAAATCTGTATTGGATACCGGCAATCTTGGTAGACGCTTCAGAGCGAGGCGACAATGGATACCCTAGAACAAATCCTAGACAATCTGTGGACTTCTGTTTACGTTCAAAAGAATCCTAGTAAGGCGTATAAGTCACAATATAATGCTGAGTATCTTGCTGTAGCGGAGTATATGAATGGTGGTCAGCGGCCTAATACTACGAGCTACAGCAAGATGGGCAAAGTCCTAGTTGGTCTAGAAGATCAAATCCGTGCTAGTACACCTTCGCCGCCGCCACCTACAGCATGGACTGGCCCCGTCGAAATTACGACCGGCGGAATCCATAATGTGAGCGCAGAGTCGAATAGTGCGACTCCTGCTGTTACGGTGAGAACGCCGCAGCCTGTTACTCTTGTGGGTAGGGCGCGAAATCTCACCGGACAGGGTGTTCTTGTCGATGCCATCCCTGGTGGGCCTGTTCGTTTGACTGTAGAGAACTTCCGTGCTTACGGCGGAGATACCTGGCAAACCTCAAATCGCTTCCTGTGGACGACAAACCACCACACGCTGATTGTTCGCAACTGCACTATCGAGAATACGACGGGTATAGAGGTAAATGGTGGAGTAGCTGGCGGTTCAGTGCTCATCACGAAGAACCGACATCTAAACGTGAAGGGCTATATCCCTGGTGGGCAGATCATCAAGATTGGCAATTTTGTACAGTTCCGCACCGTGACAAGTCCCACAATTGAGGTTTCATGGAATGAGAACGTCAACGAATATAATAAGTCGTTCCCCGAGGATATCGTCTCAATCTACCATACGTCGAATGTCAAGGTACTAGATAACTTCCTCTTTGGTCAGTATGCGATTGACAATGTTGCAGGAGCTTCTATTGGTGGTATTACACTAGATGCCTCGGACGCTGGCCCACCTGTCAATAATTGTTTGATTGCTCGTAATCAAATCGTGGATGGTCACGGGATCACGCTGTGGCCGAACATCGGTGGTGGCAGCAACAACATCATCGAAGAGAATCGCGTTGTTGCCGATCGCTACCTACCAAACGGCCAACAGAAAAATAACGGTTGGGTTGGCATCCTTATCAAGTCTGGTGGCTCCAACAACGTTGCTCGTGATAATAAGGTTGGTTATTGGACGAAGGATGGAGGACGCACCGACTACATCTTTGAGGGTGGTGCTGTCTCTTCAAACAACACCTCTCTTCCTGAACCGATTAATGCTGCACTTGAGCAAGCTGAATGGGTTATCTGGCGAAAGAAACTTGCCGACAACGGTATTACGATTGGAGCAGCATGAATAAAATGGCAGCACTAACTGGAACGGTTATGATCGCTCTGGCAGGAGTCGGTACAGGTATCTATGTAGCGACTGATTCATCGTCAACAGCCGTTAGTACAATAACCGCATTAGGTGCGCCGCCTGTGGGTGTTTTGGAAGTTGGGCCAACTCACATCAAAGTAGATTATGGGCCTTCACAACCAGGGCCATTCACTCCTAGTCTTGCCAAAGCTCGATCACTTAGGATTGCTTGGCCTCCTTCTCGCAATGACGCAGGGCCGGGGGGTCTTACCTATACCGTGCAGAAGAATGGCAAGACCATTAACTCTGGTCTAGTCAACAATTACATCACAGTTGGATTTACGTTAAAAGTTAGATCATTCCGCATCTGCGTTAAAGCCGTTAGTCCGGCAGGTAAATCCTCTCCATATGGTTGCACTACATTTAGCGGTCAATAGATGGCTTTTCCGACGACATCGGTACTCGACACCTTCACGGGGGCGGACGAATCACCGATAACGACCAACTGGACGTGCCCGCTGTTCAGCGGAGAGTTGGGCTATAACAGGTTGTCGAACGCAATCGCGCCTTCGGCACTAGGTCAGTTCTCCAACGGCTACTACGACATCGCCACTTTCGGGACTGACTCAGAGGCGTGGGTCACGATCACCACGATGGGAGCAGCGACCGACCATCTCACTCTGTACGCAGCGATGATTAATGCTGGTGCTGCTGCGCTCGACGGCTACGCGGTCAGGATGATCTGTGCTGCGGGTGCTGAGACGGTGCGTCTGCTGCGTTACGACGACGGTTCCTCTACCACACTTGGCGCAGACATCACTTCCGAGTCGTTCGTAGACGGAGACGGTCTAGGGGTGCAGCGTGTTGGGAGTGACGTGACGGCGTGGCGACGTTCTGGTGGAGTGTGGTCGCTGATCGGCACGCGGACTGATGCTACCTACACCCACACCGGGCACATCGGGCTTCAGTTCTTCGCCGCGACTCCTCCGAGCACGTTTGTTCTAGACGACTTCGGCGGTGGTGGTGGCGGAGTAACACACATAGGTAAACGCGGAATGTCGATGGTGAGTTGATGCCTGCTTTTACTACTTCGGGTTCGCCTACTTTCAACGCAGATGGTTCGTGTCTAATTAATTCTACTGGCAGCGATCTTATTCAAGGCCCAGCCGCACTTTTGACTAATGACCAGGGCTGGTTTGCAATACGAGTAAAAATGGGTTGGGCAGCAGCATCGCCACCAACCACTTTTCCGAAAGCCCTTCACTACAGCATTGCGTCAAGTGGATATCTCCACGGCATCTGGCAGGGAGACGGCAGTTTTATGTGGCGTATCCAACGTTTCAATGGTGTCTCAGGCCCAGGTACTCTTGACGTAGCTGACTCGTTTGGAGCAGGCGATAGAAGAACTTTGATATGGCGATGGGATGCATCTAATGTCAGTTTTTCTCTGAATGGAGCACCATTTGTATCAGCGGCTGGTGGAACAGTTCCGGTAGCTGCTCCAATAAGTCTAACCATCGGTAGTGATACGGGAGCAGCTAACTGGCTTAACTCTGACGTTTATTGGGTTTGCGGAGGTACTGGTACTATAACGGATGCACAGGCAGCTTTTTTGCACGCACAAGGCGATGCTAACCCCGATTGGCGTTCTTTAACAGGTACGCCTACTTTCTTGTGGACAGCCCAGAATACAATTTATCAAAATAGTGCAACGCTTGAGCTACCTACCTTTCGTTTTGATGGTGCAGGAGATTTCGTTCGTAGTAAGGGAGTGGGTAAGTGTAACGCTGCATTCACTGTTGCAGCGATTCTTAATGCCGATGATCTTCCTGCGAACCAGGCTGTTGTAAGTGCGTACACTGACTCGCTCGGCCCTTCATGGGAATGGTATATGGCCTCCAATGAATCGTTCAGATATTGGGATCCTCTAAATACTGAAGATATCGCTGGCCCAACATTGAATCATACCGATTGGTGGATCGTGGTAATGACGCGAGCATCGGGTGCTTCTACTCCTCGCTACCATCTAAAGAATCTCACTACGGGTGCGGCGTGGACACACGTTAATGCTGCTGGACCTAGTTCAGCAAATCCACGAGATTGCACAGGCCCCAATGGACACATTGAGATTGGCTCATACAATAATGGCGCTCAAGAGATTTTTCTGGGCGACATAGCTGTTGTGGGATTCTGGGATGGAATCAATCTCAGTGACTCACAATGTGAGGCCCTATCTGCAAATAAGAGAACTTCCGATTGGTACAATAATCCGGGAGGGGCGCCAACATTTCTCACTGAGCTAACTTCAATGTTCCCAATTAATTACGGAACGCAACAAACTCTACCAATCATTGTGACCGGAGCAACACCAATTGGAACTGTTATTGATAACGGTTGGGCATTTGATGCTAATCCCTCTACCCGACCTTCTTACACAGGCAGTCGTTTTCCTGGGCCAATGAGAGTAGCTGAAGGTAGTTGATTGGCTACCTTTGTTGCTTCTGGCGTTACGTTCAATACTACAAGTGGTAATAAGACCGTTGTATTAACACCTGCTCTGGGTGAACTACTTGTCGTTATCGTAGCCAACTCGGGTAGCACTGCTCCGCCTACAGTTACAGATGATCAAGGTGGAGTTTATAATCGGCTAACGCCTACGCCGGTTAAAGCCACTAGTGCAGATTCTATGTTCGTCTATGTACGAACACAGCGTATAGAATCCGCAGTATCTACTACCGTCACCATGACGCCAGGTACTACGTCAGGTGGCGGCCTTGCTGTTATTAGAGTTGCCGGGATGTTCCGCGCGGGTTCTATTGCTGTTCGACAGGTCGCAGAACAGGATAACCAGGGCGCTGCGACTACGCCTGCTCCCGTGTTCCCCGGTGTCGCGCTAACAGGAAACATGATTATTGGTGCGGTGTTCAATGCTACGAACCCCGCGACACAGACTATTCCATCGGGATTCGCTGCTGAACGTCATGATGTAGGATATAACACTCCTGCATCGGGTCTGCACGTTGTAACTCGTGATAACGGTCATACAAGTGCCACTGTTACGTGGGGTTCAACGTCCTCTGCGTTTTGTTCAGTCACGATCGAGCTAGATGCTACAGATTTTGCTGCGGGGCCGGTAACACATCGGTTTACTAGACCTCCCTACGAGATAATCCGTAGACGACTGCCATTTCCGGCACAGAATTTCTTTGGAGTGGTTACTCCTACAGTTGAGTATACCGATGCTGCCACGGTACTGCTTGATATCCAATTGTCGGCCACAGAACTAGCTGAGTTCGTAGAGGCTGCCACTCTTCTTGTCGATCTCCAAGTTGTTTCCACCGAGGAACATACTACTTTTGATACTGCGACTATTTTTGTGGATCTTCAAGTTGTCAGTACCGAGCTACAGGAAGCAGTAGATACAGCAACCATCTATTTTGACTTACAAGCTAGCACTACTGCTGAAGTAGCTGAATTTGTAGATGCACAGGAGGTATATTTTGATATTCAAGTCGCGTCAACCGAAACAGCGCAGTTCGTTGAATCGGCTACTATACCTCTTGTTATTACCCCCACTAGTTCTGATATTGCTCAGTTTGTGGATACTCAGACGGTTGGGCTTATTCTTACAGCGTCCGGCGCAGATGTACTAGATACCGTTGAAGCTGATTCCGTATTAGTTGATCTACAAGCTAGCGGTGTCGAACTACACGAAGCTGTAGACACACAAGAGGTATACCTCGACATACAAGCGTCGGGCACTGATAGTATTACGACGGAATATACCGATGCTGCCGAAGCATATCTAGACCTTCAAGTAGAGAGTGCCGAACTTCAAGAAGCGACAGATTCTGCTGAAGTCTATGTCGATATTCAAGTCGAGTCGGTCGAAGAATCTATAGAACTCACTCCAACTTGGATACAAAGTCCGCCTCCTGTTGCTATCCCCTATGCATTTATTCTTAAGCGGCCAGCACTTCCCGCACAAGATTCCGGCTATGCAACGGGTGTTGAACTAACAGATGCGGAGACTGTCTATGTTGATCTCCAAATTACGTCAGATAATACCGCGCAATTGGTGGATGCGGATACTGTGTATCTGGATATTGTGGGAACTGCTACTGATATTGCTGAGTTTGTTGATTCTGCACAAGTGGGGCTTCTACTCGTGGTATCTTCACTGGATATTGCAGAACTAGTAGAGGTACAGGAGGTATATCTTGATCTCCAAGCCAGTGCAACTGACGTTGCCGACTTCGTTGATGCCGAAACCGTGTATCTCGATGTCCAAGGAACCGGAACCGAAATCCTTGAGGCTGCTGAATCCACAGAAGTCTATCTCACCATCCAAGCCGTCAGTACAGATGTCCTTGAAGCTGTAGATGCTGCTGAAGTCTATCTGGACATCCTCGGTACGGGTGTCGATGAGATATCCGGTACGACCGAGGATACCGCTACAGTCTATCTTGACCTGTCACTCACAGACGTACAAGTCGCTGATCTTGTTGACGTTGCTGAGATTTACCTCGACGTAAGCATAACGTCCTCCGAGGAACACACGACCTCCGATGATGCTCAGGTCTACCTTGATCTTGAAGGCACAGGCACCGATGTCTACGAAGCGGGCGGCGTCGCTAATACCGACAGTGCGACTGTCTACCTCGATCTATCGCTGACCGACACCCAAGTCTTTGATGCTGTTGATGCACAGACCGTGCTGATCGATCTAAGAGCACTGAGCAGCGATGTCGCGGTCTTTACCGACTCCTCTGTGCTGCCCTTGACTCTAACGCCCGGTTTCCTTGAGTTCGCAACCTTTGTGGACTCAGCGACCGTCCGGGTTGATCTAGATGTGTTGTTTACGGATCTACTTGACGTTGTAGATACCGCAACAGTTACGGTTCGGATTCTACCTACTTCTACGGACGTTGCAGATTACTCAGATGAGGCACAGGTATATCTCGATATTCAGCCGTCGGCCGTTTTCCTGCAAGTTGATTTCCTACTTGAGATAGTCGGAGTAACTACCCGGTGGACAATGAGCGTACCCTTGGCTCGCTGGACAATGGGCACCACGCCCGTCGTCCGCTGGAAGGTGCTAGAGATATTTGCTCGGTGGGCAATGCTAGAAACAAGGAGGTTCTCGTGGAAGCGTTGAAAAAGGGTTCGATTGAGTCATTGATCGTTGCACTTGGTGATCGGCTCAATAATATTAATGATCTCAATGTTGTTAGCAACCTAAAATTTGATACCAAAAAGAAGTCAGACAATACCGCGATCGAAACAAATAAAACCATCGCAGTTGACTCGGACTACCCGATGAGTGCAATCTGTGAGATCGACACCACGCTCGCTGGATATGTAGCCGGAGAGGAGATCAAGCTATATATCAAGTATACGGCAGGAAGCGAGTCTCCTATTCTTGGGCCTAGGTTTTTCCGTGTAGAGGATGATTAATATGGAAGTAATTGAACTATCCGAAGAAGCAGAAAAAGTTATTGATTGGAAGAAAGAATGGTTGCGTGCAGCAGGCTATACCAAGCGTAATGCATCCTTGATTGCTAGTTCATCGGAAATCGACTATCGCCTTGCTTGTGATATGCTAAGACAGTCTAAAGATCAGGAACTATGTATGAGGATTCTATTCTGAATGATCGATCTAGAACGCAAACAATTTATCTTCAATCAGATCGGCTATAAGCCGCACTCGCCTGATCAACAGGCGATTCATGATGCCCAGGAACGATTCAAGATTCTTGCTTGTGGTCGTCGTTATGGTAAGACTACATTTGGCGCTAACGAGATGACTGCTGCGATCTGCGATCCTACTGAGGTTGGTATCTACTGGATCGTTGGGCCTAACTATGTACAGGGTGAGAAAGAGTTTCGTATCGTCTATAACAACGTAATGAATAAGTTGCGTCTACCAGGGATTAAGAAGCAGTACAACATCCCACAGGGACTCATGCGTATGGAGATGCCGTGGGGAACAGTTCTTGAGGTTAAATCGGCAGAGCGACAAGAAGGATTGCTTGGTGAGGGCTTGTCAGGCGTGATCATGGCAGAGGCAGCACGTCACTCCTCAGTTACGTGGCAGCAATACGTTCGTCCTGCTCTGTCGGACAAGCGTAGTGCTACGGGTGACAGAGGATGGGCGATCTTCACGTCTACTCCACGTGGATACAACTGGTTCCAGGGGTTGTTTATGCTTGGTCAAGTTAACCCTCTATACAAGTCGTGGAGACTCCCGAGTTGGGACAATCCAATTGCTTACCCACTCGGTAGACAAGACCCCGAGATTCTTGAAATGGAAGCACAAGTGTCTCCTCAGTTCTTCAAGCAGGAGATCGCTGCTGAATTTACTGCTTTCACTGGTAAGATTTACGATGAATTCGATATGAATGTCCATGTCAAGAACATTGAATACAATCCTCTCTGGTCGAACTATTGGGCATTCGACTATGGATGGGCAAATGCTTTCGTCTGTCTCGATATCATGGTCGATCCAGAAGACAATGTATACGTTTGGCGGGAGTATCAAAAGCGTCATCTATCTTCCTGGGATCATGGACACGTCCTACAGAATCCTGATCGCTATGCCTCACAGCATGGCGTTGATCGGAAGAACCCGCATGATTTTCATGTGGACGGAATGTTTGGCGATCCTCGCGGTGGTGATTCCCGTTACACTCTTGAGCTAGTGCTAGGACAGATTTACTCGGATGAACCGAAAGACGAAGATACCAATTCATCTTGGGGTATTGGGATTGAATTTGTCAAACGTTGGATGCGAGTTCAAACCAATGGCAAGCCCAAATTGTTTATTGATCCTTCTTGCACAGAGTTGATTCGACAACTTGAGCAGCTTCGTGCACCTGATGAGAAAGAGGGTATTAACTCCAAAGAAGGACAACATAAGCATGATGACCACGGCCCTGATGCTCTGCGTTATTTCTTTGCACAGTATTATGGACTCGGCTACGGTTCGTCCCTGAGCGATATCTATGCTCCCTCTCAGCAACGGTCTGAGGCCGCGACATTTTTCCAGTCTCAAACCAACCTAGCTAGATACGAAAGGTTTTAATGGCGAGTTGGTTCGACAGGTTGATCGGTAAACAACAAGCCACAGATGGTGACCCTAGAAGGGTCGCATCAGGCACCTCTCTTACTACAGGTGGCAAGGGATCACTTAGTCCCGGTGCTGGTACTATGCAAGAGAAGGGATCGTCACGTGGCGGTCTAGTCCGCGATGTTGTACCTCTTCTCGGTAACCGCTCACAGGCGACGGAAATCTATGAAGAGATGGCTAACTCTGATGCTGCGGTTGACGTATCACTCCGAGCCGCAAAGACACCCGTTATGGGTGCTGATTGGTTTGTCGAGCCATTCTCCGATAATCCGATCGATCTCGACATCGCGGAGTTCGTTGAGTTCAATCTGCTTAATGGTACAAACGCGCCGTTCCTCCTCATCTTGGAGGATGTGCTGCGAATGTACGAATTCGGTTTCTCCGTCATAGAGAAGGTCTATGAGGAGCGCGAGTGGTCGCCGAAGCGAACGGGGGCCAACCGACGCAAGTACACAATGCTGCGGAAGTTGGCACCCCGGCCTACTCCCACCATTAAGGAAATCAAGTACGATAACAACGGTGGGCCGGTTTCGATCATTCAGGGTGCAGTCCAGGCTGACAATAAGCCTGTTAACGTAGAGATTCCGATTGAGAAACTGATTATCTTCAGCAACAACAAGAAAGGCGGTAACATTGAGGGGAAATCGATTCTCCGTACAGCTTACCGTCATTGGTTCTTCAAGTCGAACCTGTACAACATCGACGGTATCCAAAAGGAACGTCATGGTATGGGGTTCCCGACAATTCAGCTTAAGCCTGGATACAAGACAACTGACAAGGATGCGGCGTTTGAGCTAGTCCGGAACATTCGCACTAACGAGCATGGTGGCGCAGTGTTGCCTCCGAATTGGGAGCTTAAGTTCCTTGAGCTACCGGGGCAGCCCGTGAACGTGATGCAGTCCATCGAGCATCATAATGGTGGAATTATGCTCAATACCATGAGCCAGTTCATGATGCTAGGACTAGAAGGCACAGGTGGAGGCAGAGCTACCTCTGGCGCACATCAGGATATGTTCAACAAGTCCTTGCGCTACGTAGCTAACCTTATCGCAGATGACTTCAATCTCTACTGCATCCCGTATCTCGTCGGCTATAACTTTGACACTGACCACTTCCCGCGCTTGCGGGTTAGGAACATTGGTGAGACTAAAGACTTGCAGCAGTGGGCATCGGCAATCTCCAATCTGTTTGCTCAGAGTGGTATTACACCCGACTTTGAGACTGAGCAGTGGATTCGTACTGTTATCGACGCACCACTTAAGCGAGGTACTGTGCAGACTCCAATCATCCTACCGCCCGGTGTTAAAGACTCGCGTGGTGACGTGACTGCACAGAACGACGGTAACTCAGGTGCCGCTACAGATAATGCGGAGGGTTAATGTGAAGGACTACGCACAGATCATCGGTAAGATGACTTCAGCACCTTGGATGATTACTCCCGAGGCGCTAAAGATGATCCTTGAGATCATGGAATCTCATATGTCGGGTACTTTGACGCAGGATGAGATCAATCGACGTATGAGTCAGGTTGAACCCCGTGCTACTAAGAATCAAGGTGCATTGGGAGTCTTGTCGCTCAGTGGGCCTATCTTCCCGAAGGCTAATCTCATGACGGAGATGAGCGGTGCTACATCAATTGAGCAATTCCGTTCAGACTTCCGTGGGATGCTCGCTGACGATAACATCTCGTCCATTCTGCTGGATGTGGATAGTCCCGGTGGATTGTCAGAGCAGATTCCCGAAATGGCTGCGGAGATTTATGATGCACGTGGCACCAAGCCTATCTATGCAATTGCCAATGCCGCTGCTAACTCTGCCGCCTACTACATCGCTTCACAGGCGGACAAGATGTTCTCTACTCCGTCAGGACAGTTGGGTTCTATCGGTACGTATAACGTGCATACCGATGATTCTAAGAAAGCCGAGATGGAGGGAATCAAGCGCACAGTTATTAGTGCCGGACGCTTCAAGGCCGTTGGTGAGCAACCACTAACCGAAGATGGAAGACAGTATCTCCAAGGTCACATTAATTCGGTTAACGATGATTTTATTGCTGATGTTGCCAGAGGCCGTGGAGTAGAGTCCGATGTAGTTCGTCGTAACTACGGAGAAGGTGGGATCGTCACACCACGTCAGGCTCTTGAGTCCGGCATGATCGACGGCATTGCAACGTTCGATGAAGTTGTACAATCTATGACGCAAGGAGGTTCTATCGCTCCCACTGTCAGTGTTACAGCTGGTGGCAGTCTGAATATCGTGAATACGTCGCATACCAATGTTAGGCAGTCATACGACGCTGACAAGGAACACTCTGAACCCGGCACAGGACTTGGTGGTGAGCCTGAGCCGAGAGAGCCGCCCGAGACGGGTGACAAAGCGATAGAGGGAGGATGGAGACGTGATCCACCGCCAATTGCCTACGAGGAGGTTGAGGAAATGAATAGAGAGCTTCTAGTAGCTCTTGCAGGTCGTCTAGGTATCGAGTTTGACGATGATACCAGTGACGAAGATTTGAGTGAACTTGTCACCACTAGGGTTGACGAGATCATTGTCCCACTGAACGAAGCGGCTGATGATGTTCATCAGATGCAAGAGTTCGCAGAGAAGTATCCTGATCAGGCCAAGAAGCTTGCGAAGTTGGAGCTTAGAGATCGGGAGAACGAGGCTCGTCAGTTTGCTGAGTCATTCGGTCAGTTTGCCGATGATTCAAAGAAGGGCTTTTCCAACGTTGTTCGTACCAAGATCGAAGATGCTCATCTTAAGATTGCAGAGCGTCGTATGAGCCATGAAGACCTGAGTGAACTACTTACTGCGGCTTCAGCCAAGGATGGCGTCGTTCAGTATGGTGAGACTGGTTCGGCTCGTACTGAAGATGGTAAGGAAACGGTGCGTGCAGGTGCAACGCCGCAGGAAGTGCGTCAGCAGATGGCAGAGCTAGTTAGAACTGCTATGACGGAAGACGAGTTGGATCGTAAGGCCGCACTCAAGCATGTTGCGGCGCAGAATCCTGAGTTGTTCAAAGCTTATATCGAGTCCTAGAAGGGAGGAGAATAGATGCCACCTAGTGCGACAAGGAACTACATTCAGGATAAGGGTTATACCGCTGCGGCAGCGTTGACGAAGTTTCGCGCTGTAAAGTTCTCGGCTGCGGAAACCGTTACTCCTGTTACTGCGAAGACGGATGTAATCGCTGGCGTTGTACAGCATGATGTGACTGCCGGTGAGATTCTAAAGGGTAAGGGAGCATCAATCGCTGTTGAAGGCGATACGCTCATGGAGTGCGATGCTGCTTGTACGATTGGTGTCATGGCTGGACTCAATGCGAACGGTACTGTGCACAATGCAGTTGCCGCTGACCGTGTTATCGGTCATTTCGTTGAGGGTACTGGTGCAGCCGGTGAGTACGCGCGTGTCCATTTGATTCCTAACGGTGCGATCCTCTAGAAAGGCGGTGAGATAAACTATGATGTATGATCCCGGTACTCTGTACTCCGATCCGATTCTCACCGACTTTTCGGTAGGATATCAACCACCTGGCTATGTCGGACTGCGGCTCTTTCCGCAGGCCGCAGTAGGAACACAGTCAGGTCGTTACCGTGTCTTCGGTAGAGAGAGGCGCGTCAGGTTCTATTCACGTCGTGAGCCTGGTACGGTCGCCAATGAAGTGCGCGGTGGGCGTTGGAGTGAAGATACGTTCAAGACCGTCGAGCATTCGTTGCAGGCTGCGGTTGCGGACGAAGAGAGGCAGCAGCTTAACTCTCTTGGTGGACTTGCTAACGCTACCTTTGGTGGCGCATTGCAGATCAACCCTGAAGAGGATGCTACTGAACTGTGTGTGAGTTCACTCTCGCTTGAGCATGAAATCGCTGTGGCAGCACTTGCACGTAACACAGCGACCTATCCGGTCGGCAATACGATTACGCTGGCAGCGGCGGATCAGTGGGATAACTACGCAGGCGCAACGTCCAACCCACTTGAGATTTTCCGTGCAGCAGTCAACAAGATCATTTCGCTAACTGGCTTCGCTCCTAACGTGTGCATCATGGGCGGACAGGGCTTCGGATGGCTTGAAAACCATCCTGACCTTGTTGCTCGCTTTACGAACTTCGCGCTTACGGCCCCCGGTGCATTCCAGGCACTTACGGGCTTTGAGGGCGAGTTCGTTCGCATCGGCGTGCTGTCTGATCTCTACAATGACAACGATATTCAGGAAGCAACTGAATCCCTCGTGTCTGCGTGGGGTAAGGATGTCATTCTCGCCTATGTGAATCCGACGCTTGAACTGAACGATCTTTCGTTCGGTAAGACGTTCGCGCAAATCTATCCCGATGGTACTACTCGTCCTACGGATAGATGGCGTGAAGAGGGCCGCAAGTCTGATCTGGTTAGAACGTCGTGGAAGTGGGATATCAAGGTTACATTCTCGTCCGCTGGCTATCTGATCAAGGACGCTTTCGGCGCAACGGCCTGGTAAGAGGAGAGATTACTTATGGCTAAGTTCTATGCATGGTCCGATATCTACAATGGTGGTGAATCAAAGGAAGGACGTGATGGTCGCAAGATTATCATGAGTCGTAACGTCACCGAAGCTGGTTCGGAAGTTACTCAGGCGAAACTCGGCCTGAATAAAGAGCAATGGGATGGACTGATCGCTAACGGGTCAGTCCGTTCCTATCCACTCCCCAAGGATATTCGCTTTGGTGAGTCGCCTGCTGATGCGGTGGTCAGGAAACTTACTCAAGGTCAGGGTGAGGTTGACCCGAATATGCTTATGGAGATGGCACTGTCTCATGTACCTGAAGGTGGAGGCCCTGACGAAGACGATGATGTTCCGGTAGGTGCATAACAGTGCCACTTGTCGATGATGCAGATGTGCAAATTCATCTGCCAGTTGACAAACTAAAAGTCGAGGAAATCCCTGACGATTTGATCAAGGCAAAGGAAGACGCCGATCGGATCGTCAGGGGTTACCTCGCAGGTGTAGTTGCATCGGCTGTGCTGGGTACCTGGGTTATACCCGCAACTACGCCTACTATCATTAGGGCAATAGCGGGACGATTTACGGCAGCACTTATCTACCGTACCCGCTACTCAGAAAACTCACTCAACGACCCTGAGTTCGCGCAGAACAAGTACAATGAAGCAATGGCTATGCTGAATAAGATCATCTCGGGTGAGCTAGTGATTGATGGCGTTGATCCAGGCACAGACTTCGACAACACGTGGTTTGAGCCTAATGCTAACTCCATCGATCCTATCTTTACGATGGTGTCTCAGTTCTAATGCCCGGAACAATCACCTTCAATTGGAATCCTCGTCCAGAGGTCTTCGCTCGGCGATTCTTTGCTGTCGCGGAGTCTCTGGACAACCGTGTCCTACCTCTTACTGCCGCCAGTGAGATGATGCAGGAAGATATCCGTGAGAGGTTTGAGACGGAGACTGATCCTCAAGGTCGTATGTGGCAGGAGTGGTCGGATAGTTACTGGCCCGTTGCGGAGGCATATCCGAACGAAGGCGTGCTTACCCAGTCAGGTGCCCTGAAGGATGCAGCTAGCTCGTCGGAAGCAACAGTGATCACGAAGGATGCTGTTTTCTACAAGACACAGATGTTGCCTCACTATGGTCTTGCTCATGATCAAGGTGATGAGAATCTTCCACAGCGTGAATTCCTCGGTATGTCCGATGAAGGTGCTATGAAGATCATGGGCGTGTTTAGTGAATGGTTTGATCGCTCGATTGATCTGTATGTTACAAGTGCTGGTAGGGTCGGAATGCGTCACTCCATTCAAGGTGAGGGTGGATTTGTTTCAAGGTCATCTGTTGGCAAACTACCACTTTAATGGCACAGGACTACTATGATATTCTACAGCCATTCGACTACCTCGTTGATCTACTCGACGATAACAAGGCTACTCTCGGTTTGGCATATATCGCAAAGCATGACGAAGACCTCATGCCACAATTCCCCGCTGTGCTGGTTCAGACGGATAACACGGTTAGGGAATATCATGCTAACCGACAATTCCGTGTACGGTTCTATCTCGACCTGTGGGTGTTCCACGCGGATATGACGGTTGGTGCAGCTACTCGATCCCGCAAAGACATCGAATTGGCAACTGCGATCAGGAAACTCATCCACACAAAGTCAGACATGGATGGGCATATCATACAAAGTTTCGTGGATGGAGAGTTTCCGGGTGTTACTGCCAGAATCATTGGAGGTAACAGTTCAATTATCGTAACCACAAGATTGACTTGGCAAGGTCAGAATCGCGTCCAATTCGAGGAGTCTTAAGGGAGGATCAAATGGCTCTAAAGCTAGAAGTGGATCATCCAAACTTTCCAAAGGATATGGAATTCGATCTGGATGGTATTGGTGCAAAGAATGGTAGCTCTGTCACCGTCACAGAGGAGATGGAACGAGCTTTTCTAGCAAAGAATGGTAAGACAATCAAGGAGATTTACGGTCACAGTAAGATCGTCAAAGTCTCTGGAACTAGTGAGTTGAAGGAGGTGAAGTAACTTGCCAGCGGGACTCGGTGGTGGAGGTAAGGTAGGACTCGCACATGAGACGACGATGGGTACGTATGTAGCTCCAACCATCTTCGTGCCTGTCCTTAGTGAATCGCTGAAGTATACTGAGGAGAAATACTACTCTGAGCAGATTCGTCAGCAAACGATTGTTTCCGATGTGAAGTCGGGTTACTACCACGCTGAGGGTGATATTGAGCTTGAAGTCGATCCAACCAACATGCCATACTGGTTGCACGCTTCTCGTCATACGCCTTCGTTTGCAGCGGGTGTCTACACCTATGTCCCGTCATCGGCGGGATCAGCATCGACGGCAGCAGGTGTCACTAGCCCGAAGACACTTTCGATCACCGTTGTCCGTAACGATGTGGTCTTTGGATACACAGGATGTACGGTCGGCGGCTTTGAATTCATGATCGAAGATGGCGTTCTCAAGTGCACGATGAACGTGCTCGGGATTGCCGAGGCTGTGCAGGCTACTCCGTCGCCCACGTGGGTTGCAGCCGATCTCCTCGGTGCCGACGCTCACCGTGTTTACCTCGCAGCGTCCGCAGCGGCTCCGACGTTCGGAGCAGTCGATATTAACTTCAACGGCTTCACCTTCCGTATGAACTACAATGCTGAAGCGCAGAACCGTATCCATGCAGCACGTTCGGCAAGCTACGTCTCGTTCGGAATCACGGAAGCCGAAGTCGAGTCCGAACTGGACTTCCTTGATCGTACCGACTATGACAACTTCGTCAACAATACACAGCGAGCCATTAAGCTTGAATCGCTGAATGGTGGAGCAACCTTCGCAGCATCGACTAGCGGAATTGCTCTGCAAGCCAACCGCGTGAGCTATGACGCTTACGATATCGGTCTTGAAGGAATGGGTGACCTGATCATGGCAGGCTTCACCGGCCGCATGATTGGTATTGCCGCAGGCGATGCCTATTCCATCAAGGTTAAGTCACCTACCACTATCACGTAGTAAAAGGAGAGAACAACAACATGCCACAGGCAACTGTTAGTCAGGATAAGACTCGCCGTGAACTAAGATCATGTCCGCCCGATGGATTCGTTGAGCTACGTACACTGTCATTCCACGAGATGAATACGCGGTCAGACATTGCTTCACGGATGTATTCGGAACAGAAGCCTAACGTCAAGAAACCAAAGGAAGAGGTTGTCCGAGGTTATCTTGAGATCATGAACGTTGCAGTTACGGAGTTTGAGTTCCGCAACTGTATCACCGATCACAACCTTGAAGACGAGAATGGTCAACTCATCGACTTTACTCGACCTATGCAGGCATGGAGACTTGATCCAAAGGTCGGTCAGGAAATCAGCAAGTATATCGATGAGCTTAACAACTTTGATGATGAGGAGGAGGATCTAGACCCTTTGGTAATGCCGCATTTCTCATCCTCACCGGACGAGGAGAGTTTGCGGAATCCTACTACGGTCGAGACGTAGTAATTGAAGCGTATCGCTGGTTACGATACGCTGCACTATGTAAGTCATTGCATGTACTCCCTCGGTCGGGAGGGGTCTTGGATCAACCTGCACCTGAAGTTCTCAGACTCGAAAGAATGCTCGACGCCTACGCCAAGTGGGAAGAACGCGAGACTAAAAAGTCTGAGACTCGTACTAAAAACCGAAAGCGTCACGAACGTATCGAGGTGACTGACTAATGTGTTGGTCTAACTCCTACGGAGCTATTTAACATGCCAATGCGCGTAGGCGAAATGATGGTCGTCATCAGGGCGCAGGATTTCGCCTCGCGTACCCTTCGTCGTGTCGGCACAGAGATGTCGCATCTCAACCGGATGCAGGCACTACAGCGTGAGCAGATGCGACTTGATCAGCGTCGTGGTCGTGCCAATTTCCAGACCCGACAGTTGATGGATACACAGCGCAACTTGAAGTTGCTGCAACATCAAATTGACCTTGAGCAGCGTCTCAGCCGAATACGTAGGGGCACACCGGCACAGTTGCAGTTTGGGCCAGGTGGCGCAACTATGGGTAAAGCTGTACCCCCACGCCTTGTCACCGGGCAATTCATCTCGCAACGAGAAGTTGATCAGCTAGATAAATCACTAGCTGATGTACAAGCACGTGTTGCGAAGATGCCAAGTCTATTTCGTAACCTCGGTAGTAGCTCAAAAGACCTAGCTGCTAGACAGGCTGATGTCAGTCTTGCTACAAAGAAAGCTGCTGACGCCTATAGACAATTGCGCCCTGAGTTACATTTCATAGCCTCTGATCAAGAGGTACTTAATAACGCACTACGTGCCGCACCTATTGAACGGTGGCAGCAGATCGGTCATACCTTATCTGGTATTGGCCGTACTATGCAGTTGTTCGGGGCTATCGGTACAGTTTCACTCGGTCTAGCTGCAAAGACTGCCGCCGACTTTGGTACGTCGATCTCACTAGCAGCAACACAGGCAAGAGATATTAATGCTCCGATCTCTCAAATAGCTGTGCGTACTGAGCAGCTTACCAATGGGCTGCAAAAGAATGGACAGCAGATCGAAGGCGTCCTTGGCCTGATGCAGAAGTACCCTGCCTCTGCGGAAGAGATGAGTGCTGCATCATACGAGATTTTCTCCTCCATGAACCTTGAGCGCAATGGAGTCATGGATGTTGCTAAGGGTCTTGAGTTGTTGGAGAACGCGAATCAGATCGCAGTAGCAGGTGGTGGTGATCTGGAAGAAGCTACCAGCGCCATGATCACGGTGCTCAACAACTTCGATCCACAACTTAAAAATACAACCGAGAACTTCGATACGATGTTCGACATCGTGAGATTCGGTCGTATGCGACTTGCCGACTTCAACATCATGATGAACAAGATTGCCCCGGCAGCAGCCGATGCAGGCAACACGCTTGAAGATGTCGGTGGCGCTATGGCGTTCTTGACTACCAACATGCCTTCGCAGCGCATGGTGGCTACGGGTATCTCTCGTCTCATGGAGGCACTGCGTAACCCCGATGTTGTCGAAGGACTCAAAATATTCGGAGTCAACGCCAAGGATGCAACAGGCAAGCTACGTCCACTCGATGAATTGCTAGAGAGTATCGCGCAGAGATTCCCTGAGCTACGTACAGGCCAGAAGAGTGCGGCTGAGTTCTTCCGTGAAATCTCCGCAGCGGGTCGTGGTGGCGGTCGTGGACAGTTGTTTACGGCAGAGGGTCGTCGTGCATTCAGTCTTATCATGCACAATATGGATGCGTACCTTGCTCGCCAGGGACAGATTGAGAAAAACACAGGTGAGTTCGGCAATACTCTTGCGGCACAGATGAAGACTATTGGTATCCAGTGGGGGATATTCACAAACCAGCTTCGGAGCCTCTTCATCGTTATCGGTACTGAAGCAATACCCGTATTCGTGCAGATCGGCGGTGCGATTCAAAAGTTCGTTAAATGGTTCCGCGAACTTGACAAAGAAACCCGTGGACAGATCGTTCGATGGGCGGTCTACATCTCAGTCGGTACACTTCTCAGCGGTGTCTTTCTTGCCATCGCGGGAAGCGTGATCTCCTTCGTGAATAGCATGAGGCTGCTATCGATGGGTAGCTCCGGTGCTATTACACAGATGGGAATCCTGGGTAAGATCGTCAAGGGACTGGCAGCATTCGCCGCTATCAAGTTGACAATCAAAGCAATGTGGGGCGGCGATCTCAGCGCAATCGACTTCATCAAGGCGGCACTAGCAGGTGGATTGCTTGGCGCACGTTTCGGGCCAGCAGGTGCAGTTCTAGGAGCTATCACTTTACCTGTGATGCTCAAAATAATGTCAGACAAGGCTAATCAAACACCTATCCAAGCTAAGTATGAACAGTATGTGAATGAAGCTAAGAAAGGCCAGAATCTTCTCCGACAGGCTTTCGACCCTGATGTGTTCGGTCTGTTCGATCTTAGTGCAGCCGCTCCCGAACGTACACAGAAATTTTGGAAGGGTAATATCCAATCTTTCAAGGAATTCCGTAAGGAATTCTTGGCTCATAAGAAGGCAATGGCTGACGCTAAGAAGATCGTTGCCCCTGGTGATCCGGGCTTTTGGGATACAAGAGAAGCAGCAGCAAGTCAGAAAGAGCACAATAAGGCAGTCAAAACAGGTGAAGACGCTCTCAAGAAATATTATGATCAACTGCAAAAAGGTCGAAGTGCATTGAAGCAGTATGGTCAATCCATGAAGCAGTGGAATGCACAGCTTGTACAAGCTACTGAGCAAGCGACTACACAAGTCATGCAATCACTCCGTAGTATGTGGGATCAGATGCTACAGGAGAATGAATCCGCCTTTGGCGAACTATTCCAGGGGCCGTGGCTTACATCTGAGACATTCGATATTGCGAAGGAATGGGGTATCACTCCTCGCATCCAAGATTTGATTAAAGACCTACATCAGCAGAATGCACAGTTTGCTACTTGGCGTCAATCACTCGACAAGTTGATGAAGCGTGGCTTGCCAGATGAATTCATAGATGAGCTACGTGCTATGGGGCCAGAGGAAGGTCAGGCTCTCATTGACAATATTCTTGGCGCTAAACCCGCACAGGTGCAAAAGTTGATTGGTGAGTGGAAGCGGAAGAATGCTCAGATCAAGCAGGCTACCAAGATGGACTTTACCCAGGAGATCAACCAGTTCAAGAAAGCTGGCGGTGACATGGGTAAGGCTATCATCGAAGGATTCCAGTCTGCACAAGTGGGTCTGTGGTTCGATGGTTGGGTCAAGGGTACATTCCCCGGTGTCATCAACTCCGCAGTCAATCAAGCTATTAGCGACTGGCGGAAGACTAATCCTCCTCCTGTGAAGCCTCCTCCCCCACCTGTGAAGCCTAGAGTTCCTACATCTACTACAGGTGGAAGCGTTACCAATGATAACTCTCGCAATATCACTGTGACAATGCCTGGTCACGATTCGTCAGCAACAGCAATTGCTATGAACAACGCTGAGGTACGACGTAGAGCATTCATCTTGGCAAGCAAACTTAAGAGCGTGTTGGGCACTAACTAGATGCTTACCAAGGTTGAGTTTATCCCGGTATCAGGTTCGACAGTGGTGTTCAACACTACTGATGGATCGGGCAACCATCTTCTTCCTCTTAGTACGTTTGATATTGTGACGAACATCGATCAACACGACGCAAAGAAAATGGCAGCAGCAGGACAGTGGCCGACGTTCCACTACCCCGATGCTATGACGATCCATGCTGAGGGTCACATCCTGGGGGTTGGAGCAAGCGATGCAGCACGCGCGACAAGCTACATTACGCAGCGGCTTGCGTTGCTCGACGGTATCTTGCCTCCTGTGACGCTTTTGACTTCCCGTAAGCATGGTGTCCTACGTGTACGTATGGACGGTATGAGTGAAGATGCGGACGCCGACGTGGTGACTATTCAGCAATCTGTGCCGATGGCAGCATTGTTCCCTGCCAATTCGGAATTCATGATCACCTGGAAAGGCTTCCTGCCTTACTTCGTCGGTACGAGTTCTTCTACTAAGTATCAGCTAGGGTAACGTGATGGGTGTTATTACCTAATCATGGCCGACTGGTACGTTCGTATGATCGACCGCGCTCAGAACATCGTCGTGGGCGAATACTCACTCAATCCTACCTGTGAGGTTCGTAACTCTGAACCCGGCGGATTTACAGGAGAACTTGCTCTCGGGCAATTGAAGCGTGGGAGTGAAGTTTTTGGGATAGGTCGAGACGAATTTGCTCCCTATCGAACAAACTACGAACTATGGAGACAGTCTACGGGCAACGGTGTTTGCATTAGCGACGGGATGCTGACCTCGATCAACTTCAACAAGGATCGAGACACTGTGCTAATCTCAGGTAAGGACTGGATTCACTATTTGCAGCGAAGGATCTATCCATTTAAACCCGAAGGCTACATAGGATACGATGCTGCGGAACCTGAAATGTTTTGGGATGCTTGGCCTAAGCAATGGCCTACTATGGAAATCGGAGATCAAGATCCGATTGACATCGCTTATATTGTCAGAGATATCATCCGATCTATGAACAAGGGCATTGCCATCGATCATGCTACCCTTGATGCTAATATCCCAATTGGCTATACATTGGGTGCGCCCCATATCACATTCAATATCCCACTGACAGAGCAGACTGGTAAATACAAAATCTACCCAGGTGATCAAACTTCAATCTTCGATCATCTGACCAGGCTGTCTGAGATGACGGACAAAGGCTTTGAGTTCGACATCTTACCACTCTCACATGAGTTCAAACTATGGTGCCCTCGACGTACCCTAGCTAATGAGCCACCGTTCTACGGGTTCAGTCCATCGGACAACCCGGAAGGCGGACAGATCACAGAGTTTGACTGGACGAATGATGGCCCTGAAGGTACCTACCTGATAGGACTGGGTACACGAGATACTACCCGCGTGGGTGCTATCTGGACTACTGAGGATAACGTCCAAGAATTCGGTCGGCTTGATAGAGTCTTCGACTTTGGTGCTCTGACAATCGAAGAGATGCTAGTCCAGATATTGAAAGACTTGGATTATCTGCATCCACAGAAGAAACTAAGTCTTCAGCTATTGAATCCTGAATTTCTAGTTCCCAACTTCTACACAGGCGGTCGTCCTCGCAATATCATGGGTACAATGATTCATGTGGAGCACGATTTTACACCACTTCATCAGGTAGATGCATTCTTTAGAATCAATGCGATCAATTGGGAAGTCGATAAGAGCACGAACGAGTACGTTAACTTAGAACTGGAAATGCACTATGATCCGTAGAAAATCTGTAGCTCCCATAACTGAAGTAGAGGCTCTACGAGATGAGATTGGTAGGCTGCGAAGACAGGTCAGCAAGCTTGGACAAGCAGGCCCATCTACTATTCAAACAGAAAATAAGCTTAAGTCGATCAGTCCAGCGCAAGGCGAAGTCTTGTGGCATTGGCTATGGAATCGTGGGTACATCTGGCACAACCTGCAATGGCGTCCACTAGCTCCACCTACGTATCATATCAAGGTCTTCGCCGACGATCGAATTGGTATTGCTGGCGACGGTAGATTCAAATTCGCTGTATCTAGAGATATGGATGGATTCTTTCTGTACGATGCTGAAGCCTATATCACAGCCTCGGGTAGTGCCTCGGTAATGATCCGTAATATCACGCAGGGCGTCGATATGCTATCGACTCCTCTAAACATTACTGGACTTCACGATGACGGAACCGCTACTATCAATCCTGCAACTAGTCAAGTAGCATGGAAAGACCAAATTGCTATCGACGTTGACGTACCGGGTATGGGCCTTGGTGTAATTCTCGTGTTCAATCCAGAGGACTTACAACATGCCTGATATTCGCAACACAGGAACCATCAAAGATACTTTTAATCGTCCAGACGAGAATCCCATAGCATTTCCCTGGACACGTAATTGGTCAGGCGCAAATATTACATCATGTGAGCTTCGGGGCAGTCATATCGGTAGCCCTTCCATTAACCCCTCTACTTCTGCACAGTCATTCTACAGCGTAGAAAGTTATACTAACGACGAGATCGAGATATGGGCAAAAGCCAGAGGTAATGCACCATTGCAGGAGTCATATCGAATCGGACTGTGCGATGATGCGTCAGGCATGAATGGTTACGTACTACGATGCACGAATCCGGTAGGCGACGATCATTGGGAAATTCGTAAGTACACAGGTGGAACATTTACCACGGTTGCACTCGAAGATTTCGGTCTTCCCTCGGATGGTCATCTTGTCTTGATACAGTTAGATGCCACACACGTCCGAGCATATCTGAGTACCAATAATGGCAACGATTGGACTAACATCGTCTCGGTTGCCGATACTACCTATCGGAGCAACCTTTTTCTTCATCTCGGCGCTAACGGCGCAGCGCCATCATGGGACGACGTAGGTGGAGGCATTGAGGATTTCGTTCCTCAGATATATCGCAGGCCGAACGAATAAGGGGAGTGGGTATGAGTGAACACGTGGGAGCGAGCCAAGGCCCCGCAACAGATAGGTTCAACGCGCCTGTCATCGACCCAACCGCAAATGTTCTGCAACTTGTTGAAGCGTCGATTAAGCGCCTGGACGATCTCGCGCTGGCTGCGAAGGAACACAACGCGGAGGTGCTCCGACTTCGTGGTGAACAGCGACAGCATGACTTAGAGCACGTAAAGGAAATTGGTGAACTTCGCGCATATCATGCACAGGAACTTCGTAGAGCTGAGGCAGAGCGTATCGATGCTATTCGCTCCGTCGATGTCGGGAACGTGCAGCGAGCAGCCGAGGTACAGGCGACTCAGGCTTCGGCACTTGCGGCACAGGTGGTAGCTTCGGCTGAGGCACTACGTAATCAGGTTGCATCAGCGGCAAGCGCAGCTTCGATTGCGCTAGCAGCCGCATTGGAACCAGTACAGAAAGATATCGCTGATCTTAGACGTGCTCAGTATGAAGCACAAGGCCAGAAGGCGCAGGTAGTCGAAACAAGAGCATCGTCGTCCGCAATTTGGGGCTACGTCGTTGGAGCCATTGGAGCTATTATCGGTGTAGCTTCACTGCTTATCGTTGTCCTCGCAAATAACCCGTCCGGATAGGTAGGAGAGTTATGCTAACCGAACGTCAATTCCCCTGGACTAGTCCATACGGTCTAGCTGAAGGGCCACTTAAATCAAAAGGCCCCACAGCGGAGGCACTTAAACGCTTCTTCGGTCGTATTGGGAAACTAGAATGGCGAGACTATGATCAGCACTACAACAAAGAGCTATGGGATCTAGTAGCTGATCTCAAAGTTAACCAGGGTATCCTCAAGAAGAGTGATCCACGAGACGGCTCCTACGGCAAGGCTGTGTGGGAGCACATTCGCACCAGAAAAGTACCACCTGGCAAACCCAACTCAGGTGAGTATGCAATAGACTTCTACTCGCGCAAAATCGTAAAGGACGAGGCAGGTGAGCTATCGGGATCAAACGATATTCAAAAAGTACAGTTCTTCATTAATGAGTTCTGGCGCATCGCTATCGCTAACAGAGGTATCTGGCACTATTCACAGAACCGACCATTCGATTCCACTGTCGATCCTTCACGTGGTGGGTATAGCGATTGTTCAGCGATGATCGTACAGGCGCATAGGTATGCACAAGAGAAGTCCGGGATCGAAGTACCTGATCCTGCAAGATGGAAATACGGTGGGTATGGAAATACAGATTGGTATGAAGACGATTGGCCTAAGATCGGAGCACCATTTCGTGTAGGCGATCTAGCCCATTTCCACTCGTCTCGCCATGTGATAGAATGTATTAAGCCCGGAAATTTCGACACTGCCCATTGGGGGTCGAATGGATCGGAGGCTGCTCCCGAGCTACTTACCTCTCTACGAAGTTACTATCGGTTCCCCGACGAATATATGTTCACGGTTCGTCCACCACTTACGAAGGAGGAAACAAATGCTTGAGCCACATTGGGTGCAATTCCATGATGGTGCAGGAACGTCGCATCCTATGCTGATTACTCAGCATGGTGCTGAGGATCATGTAGGAGGATTCGTACTTTGCACGAATCTTCCAGCTTCCAACGAAGCAGGTCTTGAAGAGGGTTGGAATAGACGAGTTCATATCGGAAGAGGCGATGTCACGAAGGGTGCATCTTGGTCGCCAGTTGACGGCATTGATCCCGGTGAGGAGGACTAATGGCAGCCGCACTAGCAGTTTCACCAACCAAGCCAATCGTTATCACTGGTACTGATTTTGCAGTGTCGTCACCTGTGCTTGTATCGATCGTTGGGGCACAAGACTCAGGTACTATCGAGCATGACTTCACTACAGACATTGCAGGAGCATTCGACAGTTCAGGCTTCAGATTGTTTCCCGAGAAGTCCGGTGTCCTACGTGTGACTGCCGATGATGGCACCAATGTCGTTTCTACAAGTCTGCAACTCTTTGAAGGTTAGGACAGGAGGACTAAATGACAATCGCTAAAGCAATCGTTGTTACTCTGGTTGCAGCAGGAGCAGCACTGTACCAAGGACTTCAAGGTGATGATAGCCTCTCAGGACAAGACTGGATTGTTATCGCCCTGGCGATTCTTGGTTCCGCTGGCGTTGTTTGGTATGCCGACAAAATCCAGGCTGGTAAAGCATTTGTCGGCGGTCTTGGCGTTGCACTAGGTTCGTTGAGCTTGGCGATCTCTGGCGATACCGTTGTTACCAATGCCGAATGGATTGGCGCGGCTGTTGCAGGACTCGTCGCATTCCAGGCTGTGTACTGGACTCCTAATGAGGACCTTCCCCCTGATGGCGGCAATCCTCCCTCGGATGTAGCATGAACGATCAGTTTACACTAACAAATGTACTCCTAGCGGCAATTCTCATTGTGCTGCTAATCGCAGGGTTCAGCGATACATGGAGTCTATAAAGGAAGGTGGTGATGTTTAGAGAACAGTTCTTACGTGCCAACGCAGTTGTACTTGAACGCTGGTTGAGACATACAGCAGACAAACTACATCAGCTAATACCAGGGTCGCCCGTCTTGGGCAACCTTCTATTCTTCAACGAAGGGACAGTGCTAATGGCTTCAATTGAAGTTCTTGATACAGCAGGCTCACTCAATGCGAGTGTTGCCTTCCTCGATGCTCATGGGCATCCGACAACTGCCGATGATGTTCCGGCATGGTCGTCCGATAACGAGGCAGCAGTAACCGTGGCTGCTTCCGAGGATGGACTTTCCGCCGTGGCAACGGTTGTTGCACCCGGTGCAGCAATCATCTCGGTCACGTCAACTAACACTGACGGTTCTACGGCAAGTGCACAGGGTACCGTCACTGTTATGCCTGGTGACGCAGTGATTGGCGAAGTCACGTTTGAAGAGGCTGCGCCTGCCTAACTTAACCCTCTGATGAGGGTTGAGCGGGAACGGGAGCCATAGAAGAACGTCGGTGCTGCAACTCCCGTTCCCACCTTAATAGGGCCACTGTTCTCTCTCCGGCAGTGGCCCTATTATTTGTCTACAAGCACAAATGCAGGATCTTTCACATACTGAGCACCCGCTCCAAACTTCAACCAGTATAGCAGATGCTTGGTAGCCGACCGTGCGTGACCCTTACCGTGCGGCCAGTAGGCACCTAGCTCTTTCAGCCTAGCGTCATTGAAGAATGCCTTTGATCCTTGGATCGACGGTTGCTGTTTGTACAACATCCTTGTGTCTTGGAATATCTCAATGACACCAATTAACTTGGCAGGCGTCAGGTCAAGTCCAGTACGCACACCTTGTCTAAACAGGAAGTCCTCGTAGACGATTGCGAAGGCAGGCTCATGCGTATTGATCAAATTTTCCAGATACCAGTGCATCCCCCGAGAGTCAAGTCTGCGCTCTGCCGGGTACAGTGTAACTACACCGTCATCGATCGATGCAAAACAAATGCCCGTTGTACCTCCGGGGTCTAGTGCTACTACTTTCATGCTGTTACCAATCACCATAATTACTCACCTGTGCCGGTCTGGTCGGGCCATCCGGGTATCATTGTAGGATTATACCCGGCATCAGCGGCGATCTCACGGGCCTCTCCCGGCCACAGGTCAGGAGTAGGGGGAAGACCTCCGAGGGGCAGGCTGTCGCGGGAGTCAAGCCGCCATCCTTGAGATAGCCAGTCAAACACGGTATCTGCTGCGGCTGTGATACTACAGCCATACTTAGACTTGCATTCTCTGATGGCTAGTCCAAGTAGCTCAGGATCATGTTTGTCAATCATCGGACTTTTCCTGTCTCATGAGTCTTATCTGAACATCCTTCAATCCCTTTATGTCATCTAGTGCATCTTTAACCATGACCTTAGCTTGCTCATCAGTCAATGCATCCCAAGCATCCCAATATGCATCGATAACTATGTAGCGGCGTATCGTTTTCATTTAGCAGAACCCCAATCTGGCCCGATGCCTACTTCGGCCTTGAACGGAAGAGTCCAACCAAGTTCATCGAACGCTACGGATGCCATTATCTGTGTAACGATTGTTGAGTATTCGGCTACGTAGGATTCTTCTACGTCTGCGACTATGGAGTCGTGGACGAGAATTCCAATACTAGCTCTCTTCCCATCAATGTTGGAGGCAAGCCGTATTCCAGCACAGAGTGTAAGATCGCTTGCTGTAGACTGCGGATAAAAGTTAATTCCTTCTCGGTAAGCGGCCTGCTGGTTTTGGGGTACAAGCAGATGGAAACGGCGCTTCCGTCCAAAGGGAGATTGAAGATAGCCTTTGTGGACTTCTCGTTTGACACTTTCCTCCCATTCTGCTACACCTTTGAAGGTTTCCCATATCCACTTGATATAGGGTCGAGCTTGCTCAACAGGGATACCGTGCTTCTCTTGAAACGTCTCCGCGCTCTGTCCATAGAAGACCCCGAAGTTTATGTTCTTGCAGTTGGAGTATTGTTCGGTGGTATAGTCCTTACCATAGAATCTAGTTGCCGTTTCCTTGTGTAGAGACAAATCCTGAGCATAAATTCTCGTAAGCTCTTTATCCCCTGAAAACTGAGCGATACATCGTAGTTCCGCTTGGGAGAAATCGGCCTGAACGATTTGACGACCAGAGGATGCACGAAAGAGTTGTCGAATGTCAGGCAGACCTTCCTTTGTCCTCGTGATATTCTGTAGGTTCGGCTTTGACGATGAGAGCCTTCCCGAATTCGTGCCATGTAGGTTGAGTTGAGTGTAAATCCGAGAATCTTCATCTTCCTCCGCTCGCTTAATCAGTCCCTTAAGGTAGGTACCTGCTTGCTTGTTGAGCTTTTGAAATCTATCGTGTTGCTCTACGAACCCTATGTAGAATGTTCTCTTCTCACTGACATCTGACGTAGGTACTTGACGTATGAGATTACCAGTGCGTTCAGTGATTGTGTCGCCGCGAAACCGAAATCTTCCATCGGTGATTTCTGAGCGTGCAGAGTCATCGACAGATCGTTTAGGGTTACGCATGGTCGGCGTAGTAGGTCGCTTCTGCATTGCATGTGAAAGCCCCCAGGTGTCATAGTAGAGATGAGCCATCTGTGCATTGCTGGCAGGGTTGAGTAGCGGGTTGTCTACTGACTTCTGCATAGAGGACTTCAGTTCAGAGAGTTCAGGTTCAACCACAAACTCATAGATGTCAGCAGCACGTTCAATATCGTAGACCATCCCATTCAGTTCAACGTCTGTCAAGAACGCATTAGCCTTAATGAGCAGGTTGTATGCGTCAAGCACGTTGTCTTTCTTAGCACGGGGGTACTGATCCTGAAACAACTGGAATGTACCGCCAACGTCCATACCTGCATACTCGTAGAATTCGTCATAGTCCTCTACTATTCCGGTTTTCTTGGCGGCTTCAATAGATCCACTGGAATAGTGCGGCCATCCGAACGTATCCATAAGCAGGTAGTCAAGTCCGTGGACACCAACTCTTTCATCAGTTCCGGATCGTTCGTCAAGACTGTAACTGAGCAACATAGTATCATGATCTACCCTCGCATCTATTCCGTAGGTGTGTTTGAGGATTTTGGTATCGAACTTGCCGCCGTGCCAGATGAACTGATAGTCACTTGATTGGAGGAAGGGTCGAAGTTTATCTCTAACGAAAGTGGGATGATCCCATATACCTTGTCGCTCTCCGATAACAGTAGCAAGTGTTCCGTCACTTGCAATCTGAAAGCTGATAAGTTTGGCTTTGTGAGTAAGTCCTCCACGGCTTTCAATATCACAGGCAACACTTCCGGCGGGGATAGACTCAATGAAAGCTGCGGCGTCGGTGACATTTTCGATTACCTCGACTGTTGGGAATGTAGGTGGGGGAAGAGGGTGGAATGCTCTTTTGAAATCACGCTTAAGGTTGGGGAACGTAGCGTCGTCATGAAGTACAAGGGCCGGGTTGTTGGCAGCGACCACTGTTCGTCCATTATCTTCTTGGACGATTCTGCGCCCTCTGTATTTGTCAATTGCGCCTGCTCCAATGAGGAGATTAACCGCTTCGCGTCCGCAAGCGATAACCAAAGGGACACCGTTAAGTTCAGCGTGGAGTCGTGGAGCACAAGCTCGTATTGCTTCGTTCGGAACCGCATCCTTACCCGGTGTACATAAGACTGTATTCGTGAGGACAACTTCGTCACGCTTAACTCCGTTCATCTTCAGTAGATGATCGAGTACCTTGCCTGATGCACCCGAAAAAGGAACGCCTGTACGAGCTTCATGCTCACCCGGACTACGCGATACAACTGCGGCCTTAGCTGGCCCTTTAGGAAACACAGTACGCGTACAGGCATTAGCCTGCAATGGACAGACTTCGCATTCCGCGAGAGGATGCTTCCTAGTATGGGGTGTAGTCGTTATACTCAACGTGTGATCTCGTCCTAGAGCACCACATACAACGATCTATATAGCCAGTCACGCCACGTTGCCAATCATGTAGCCCAATCTTGCATAGTAGTTTATGAAGTTTCGTTCTCATCTTCAAGCACGTGTAGATGGATACCATCGCTCAGATCGATCAGTCTAGCGAGATTATCACCAGCACGCACAGCATTGCCCCTACTGTCATAGCCTTCGCTTGCCATCAGTGTCTCGCCATTGTCAGCTACTAGCCGCACGAACCAGATATCGCTTTCGCCTTTGAATACTTCAATTACCATAGATAACGCTCCTTAGATCGGGGGGAGTAAAGTTCTCGCCTTTGAGAATCTTCCCATCTTCACGTACGATGGGATTACCGTTTGAGTCTAGCTTACTCATGTTGCTACGCTGCACTTCAGCAAAACATTCATCAAGAGGGATGCCGAACGAAACCGCAGTACCGCACAGGACGTAGATCAGATCACAGATAGCATCGGTAACGGAAACTAGATCAGTATCGTTCTCCATTGCTTTATCGAATTCCTCAAATTCCTCTGCTACTAGAGCTAGACGTAGCCGCCACAGTGGAGAACTAGAGGTAGACCCATGAGGATGCAACTGCTTCATATCAATAGGCTCATCATTGATGTCTAGCCCGAATGTCTCATGGAAACGCTTGACCATCTGGAAGTAGCTCGGACTCTTCTCAAAGTATTCATGTTGTCGTTGTCGCTCAAGCTGCTCAATCTGCGCCTTGAGTCGAGTAATTTCTTCCCGACAGCCCTGATGTGTAGCCGCCATCATTGCATCATCGTTAGGCATTGGCGATACCCATAGATAGCGCCTCCACGTGAGCGAGAAAATGTGTTCGGAAATCCTCAAGATTAGATTCATTGCGGACAGTGGCATCAACTAGAATACTCGGGATTGGTTCCTCGGATTCGTGACCATCAGGCTTGTGACCGGGACGTGTGATCTCGATGATGTACCCACCTGCCATCTTGATAGTCTTGGCCTCGTTCTCAAAGCGTACATCGGTCACGACTACTTTCCCGGCTTCGTCCGGCTGCATTACCCACATAGCTGTATAGCTATCATTCCATTGCTGAATCCAGAAGTTCTGACCGAACTTGTTGCGCCCCATCTCTGTTCCGAATCTCTGAAGGAACTGTCGCCAGTCATAAACGACAACTGGATGAATTTCATAAGGTGGAACTAGTCTATCAAAGTAGTTAACACTGACAGTAGTTCCCCCCTCAGTTTTAAACCTATCTACTTCTTCCACTGGAATACCAAACAATACAGCAACAGCTTCCTTGAGTTTATCTGCGAAGGCTAGACGTGTGTAGCCCTGTTCTTCAACAAGCCATTGTGCTGCGGTGTCTTTCCCTACGCCTTTACATCCGGTTATACCTATGAGCATTAGTCCTCCTCTTTTCCCACTCTCGCTTGGTAATTTGCTTGCTGCGGAATAGATGGTAGTGTCGATCATGACAGGCTTCGCAACCACGTGTCCAATTCTGCATTGGCGTTCCACACCCGGCACAGAGGGTCAGCCCGGTATTGTTACGTCGTTCGGTTTGCCAACGGACATTGGCTACATCCCTATATTCATTCTTACGACGAATTGAAACAAGTTCAAGCATGACCTTCCTGAGACTAAGCTTCTGTACGTACTTCCGAGTAGGATTCAAGAATACATTTTGTAGATGGTGCAATGACAATCCTGTACGATTGGCTAGCTCAGTCATACCTATTCGATTAACTGCTTCTTCATAGTACGGGCGTGCTACTCGGATGTCAATGTAACCATGATGTGAGCCTGGATTCTTCACCTTAACCCATACATGACAGAATCGACATTGTGAAGATGCTCTACCTGTTTTGCGGAAGTAGTAATACTTGGGTGTCGCGGGTAACCATTCGGGTTCTTCATGTGCTGGCCCTGTACATAATTTGTGCCAGATCCCATCGACTAACTTGAATCGTCCTGATCGTAGTTGTTGCTTGGTCGGATTCAATCCTAAATCTCCGGGGGCTTGATGATGTTAATACCATCGACTATAGACTGACGTATAGCTTCACTGCGTACCTGTTTGGCTGCACCCCGCATTGTCTTTAGTTCTTCAAGGATCACCTGCTTGTAGACAAGGTTCATCTTATCCTCGCCTACGATGTCTCTGATCAGTCGGACAAGAGCCTCCGTATGACAATGATACTGAAATTCACCGTCACCCATCCTCCACATCTGACCAGGGTTAGGAAGATTAGCCTTTTTCCATCGCTCTTGCTCTGCTTCGATCTCGGCAGTTACAGCGTCAAGTTGTTCCTTGATTGTCAAATCCATATTTATTCCCTTTCTCGACCAAGCGGCCAGTATTGGAAGCCACGGCCACGTTTGTTGGCCTGTATCATTTGACGTTGAACTAGTGTATCATGGACTTGCTCCATCTCACGTGCATTGAGATGATGTCGATTCATCACCTGTCCGCGCATAATACCAGGGTTGCGGTCGATGGTACGATAGATTGCACGTAGTTTTTGCTCATCCAATGTACCACCTGCATTGAGTATGAAGTGAACAGCGTGACCGCCCCAACGTTGGATATAGAACCCGGCATTGAGCAAGTCTTTCATTTCAGCATACACCTTAAGCTCGTTAGGTTCTTGACGTGCGGCGGCGAATAGCATGGTCAACTTGAGGATTGAGAAGAACATACGTGAGAAGGTAGGTAGCGCCATGTTCTCCTCGGGCGATCCGTGTGCCGCCTTCAGTAGTGCACGTTCCATATCGGCTGCGCGTTCCCACAGTTTGTCAGGGAATATCACATTGATCTCAGGCGTGGTGGTCATGGACTGACCGCCGCCTAGTGTGATCGTAATCTCCTGATCAGTATACATACTGTGCAAAGCCGAGAACGTTTGGAATAAGGCTGCCCGTTTATCTGTGCCGATCTGTCCAGGGGGGCCGGTAGGACGACGGGTAGACGGGGATGCCTCACCGTTCACAAACAGGAAACGAGGCATGAACCCACTCGTGAAATAGGACTCACCCGCTAAAGACATCATCTTGTCAGGTACGCCACCACCAAAGAAAATGAAGATAGGCTCAGACACGACGTAGGTATCTTTCTTCAATGTGCGGGGCATATACTTCGGAACGTCATACATCTTGGTCATGATCTCGGGCATGTCAGCGAGATACTGCTTACTGTTGATCGCCCCAAAGAATCCAGTAACCTCGTCGCGCGAGAAGATCGATACCATCTTAGGACGTAGAGATAGTGCAGTCATAAGTCCTTCGGCGGAAGCATCGGACGCTACAATCAGGTCACGATCAATCTCATATACAAAGTCGAGCGCCATATCCATAGCTGTACTCTTACGAGTCAATGTAGACTCACCAAGGATCAAAGCCCACAGATTAGAGTACACCTTCGCATTAGCAGTTTGTAGGCGCAACGTCGTAGACATCAACATGGACATCAACATGCAGCAGGATATCTCGTGGTAGATCGGCACAGCGTCGGTAGCTTCCGTCGCCCAATCCATGTAGTCGTCAACTAGCGTGGATTCCAGTAAAGCAATTTCTTCAGATGTTACAAGCTCAGGGAACGTGAGCGTCTCATGGTCTTTGACCAGCGTTTCGATATTCGTTTTCTGGTATTCAGCCTTTATAACCTCGCGCCACAGATCAGTGTCGGGTCTGCCATCTCGTCCGTACTTGTTACACTTGGCAGACTTGGCGATCACGAACGTCTCTTCGTTTGTCATCCCTACGTCGAGACACATATTGATCAGTCGCCACTGAACCTTTGACCAATCGTTTGCGGGTTCTTCAGAATAGTATACCGCGAATGGTGTCGGACGTAGCTGATCTTGATACCGATAGATAACTGCTTCCGGCGTAGGAAGATCGTCGGCAAGTGCAAGGTCAGGGATGTTCTCGTCACTGTCGATGGGTATAGGCAGACTATCGAATACATCAGTAGACAATAGTTCCTCGACAGTTGAGATCAGTTCAACAACGGGAACATCCTCAAGCTGATACTTGAAGTTGTGCGTGGTAGGCACACGTAGCAACTGCGTAAGATCGTGTCCCGACTTGTCCACGCCAAGATCAGCGTAGTAGTACGCAAGACGCTTAGAGTATTGCTCTGCTATCAGCGGATCGACCTTCCGATCCATACGCCATATTGCCTGGTACCTATTAGGTGACGATTGGATTACGCATTGAGGCGGAATATCTACTTGATCGGGTCGGCACGAATCCAGATCGGCCCACACTAAATTCTGCGGGATCGCGTTCTCTTTCTTACGACGGGCTACCTTCATGATGTTGACACAGAAGTACACATTGTGCGTAGGTGTCATCTTATCGATGAAGTCAACCATCGTCTTACGTTTACGCGGCCACTCAAAGAATTCCTCGTGAAACGTATCACGTCTTGCAGGTGGCCTAGTTACGGCAATACAAATATACCCGTCATCCTTAGAGAACAGGTAATCGAAAAAGGCGAGAAGTGTCGCCTGGGTTTCCACAGCAGCCATATATAGAGACAGCAAGGGGCGCAGTCTTTCGACCACGCCCCTGTAAGCTGCTTAGGTCAGACCAACATGCCGGATTCGGAGTGCTGTGACGAACCAGCGACCTTGAATCCTTCGATCTCATTCACGTCCTTGTCCTGATTCTTATCGAACTTCTTGCGAACGACAACGGTAAGCTGTTGTCCCACAAGATCGTCAGTCGAAGGCATCTTGTAGTTCTTCTTCTCCCAATCCTCACCAATAGCAGTGAGGAAGTTCGCCATACGATTCTTCATGGCCTGTGCCTTGGTTGCATCGTAGTCCGCAGGCGGGACAAACAGGTTCGTCCATCCGGCGTACACGTTAGCAACCTTCTGTCCGTTGCGCTCCTCCTCATCCTCATTTACCTGAATACCAAGTGCGAGGTAGGGAGTACCATGGGGAAGTGCCTTGCTACCGTCGATGTTCTCTGTGGTCTTCCACTCAGCCTTTGCAACGTGGGCCTCGTAGGTACCACTCGGAATCGCGGGGAAACCAATAGCAGTCGGATCTGAACCTGTTAGATCAACAACACCATCAAACTCTTGGTCACTCATTCGTTTGTTCCTTTCAGCTTTTCCCATAGG